GGTTCTTGAAAGCGCATTAATACAAGTAACTGAGGCTAACCAATATTGGTCAGTGCCTATGACTCTGCGGTCTACTGCGGCTATTAAAAATATAATCTCAAGCGTCGAACGGAGTAAATGAAATGAGTGCAGAAACTAAGTTTTTCGATCTATATGACGACTTACAAAGCGGCAATCCGTACCTTTATGTCGAGCTAGCATACAACAGACAAACAGACTGGATGATTCACATCTGGCGAAAAAACAACGGGATTGAAAAGATGATTTTCTCTGTGCAAGAATTAACTCGAAGAAGGGCATGTAAAAAGGCGCTAAAGAAGTTGAAGAGTTACGCCAAGAAATTAAAAAATAATAAAGGCAAGCCATGATAACCCCACCTAACCCCCTATACATACCACTAGCCGTACTGGTCATGTGGTTTATCGATATACAATTAATGAAGGAGAGTAGTTTATGAAATATTTATGGTTTACGTTGCCGCTGGCTATGCTGTGGATTGGCGCATGGGTTGCCGAGTTTGTTCTGGTCGAAAATTGGGTTGATTTATGGTACTCATTGCCACTATTAATTACCGCCATATGCATATATGGGCTATCGATTAGCTTTGCTTTGCATATGTCTAAAATAAAACATTAATGATTAACCAAAAAGAGCTAAAAGCATTTGAGCAAATGGCTAACGGTATAGAGTATTAAATAATGAAGTATAGAATGACAATAACGCCAGCACTGGAGAAGACTATAAAGTCAAAAGTCTTTTACTATGAGACATATGAGCAAATGATTGTAGCAAAAGATACCGCAGCAGACCTTTTGCTATTCCTTCAAGATGATCTTTCAATTATGACTGACTACTCTAATGACTTTTATTTACAAGAACTAATTGGCGGCGAGTGGGAGGATTCAATTGAATTTTAACAGCATAAACAATAGGAGGTAAGTATGAACAAGAAAACATTTGACGCGCTAGGCAGACTATTTGAGGCGCAGATTAGAGGTCAATTACTTCAATCTAAGGCTAAGATATTCAAAGATCTTGAGGAGCTTGATTACTGCTCCAATGAAGAAATAACACTTGCTGGAGCTTTTCCAGTAAAAGTATCAGGGTATGCCATAACAATGTTTGGCCACATGGCTTATTGCCAAGAGTGTGCAGACCGATACCCAGATGAATAATTAGACTTGATCAAAACGAATTAATTAATTACAATAACACCGCTGGTTAGTGCCAGCATATTTTATATGTCAAGGGCTAGGTTTAGCGACCGAAAAACACAATCGCAAGTGGTGCCCCTGATTTAAAATGCGATCAACATTGGAGCGAAAATGTTAAAAGAACACAATCAAACCATGTCCAATATGGACAGCAAGGATTTAGTTTTACTGTACAAGGACTTGTGCGACATACTTAGATATCGCGGATTGCTAATTCCGACTAGGCATAGCTATTTCGATATTCAAAAACAAAACCAAGGTAACCTTGACCTTCAAGAGAAGTTGTCTTTTGTAAGTGGGCAATCAAACTACCCTAAATTTATTTTAAATAAAATGATGGGCCAGGATTGGAAGAAATTATTCAAGGGCGATTACGACCAATCAAAAGACTACTATGTTTATTATCACTGCGACCCTATTGCAGGTAGTTTCAATTGGCTTTATGGAAATAAGAAAAACAAAAAACACCTATCGTTTAAAGGAAAGCCTTTTTATATTGGAAAGGGCAAGGGTGATAGATTCAAGAGCAAATCAAGGAGCAGTTCGCATCGCTCAATCATAAACGATCTTATTAATTTGGGCGTTGAAGAGTCGTGCATATTTCACATATTTGAAAATAATCTAAATGAGCTAGAAGCCCTTGAGCTTGAGTCTAAGCTAATAAACTTCTTTGGCTGTTCTTCTGAGATAAATCCAAAACATCAACATTTCCACGGAGAGAACAAGGGGGGCTGGTTGTGTAATTCTGATTTTGCCAGAAGACCTAAATGGCTTGATGATCTAGTTATTCGAAAGGGCGTAATTAAGCCCCAGAGAAAGCTTACAGATAAAGAATTAAGACAGAGAAATCCTGCTAAATTCTTAAATCACAATAAAACCGCTAAATAGGACAATCACATGAAACGTTTTAGGCATTTTTTACTATTTTCGATTGCGTTCACTTTCTTTACTTTTAATGCCGATTATGTGCATTCAATAGTTGGCACTCAATTTTTTATGTTATACGGGTGGTTTGGCCTTGAGCTCTCATGGTTTATTGCCAGTCAGATAAACGGTGGTGACTCATGAAAGCATTCTTAGAAGGACTAGAAGCCTTGCTGGCTGAGCATCCTGATGTTGCTATATACAGCGCTGTAGATGAGGGTATATTTCCCTCAATAAGCTTTATTAGTGACAGTGAGACTTATTCTATTTTCAGGACGCGACAAAACCACGTAAAAGCACAGGACATAAAGCGCTTCATGCGTGAGCTGGGGGATAAGTAATGGCTTACGAAACACCGACACCGCAAGAAATAGCCGACTTCATCGAAAGTCACGAGCTAGTAATAAAACCAATTCAAACCGCATACGGCAAAGTATACGCCCTTGTAAGCGGCGATATTAATTATGCTTGTCCTTATGAGTCTATGATGCTGAAAGAGGCGTTGTGGTGGTCTAATGAGCGTCATTACTCAAATATGGCCGAGGGTGAAGACTGATGCACTACTACCAGAAAAATATAGGCGACTATTACAAGAAAGCCGGTAGATTGTCCATGCTACAACACGGGGCGTACACGCTATTGATTGATGCGTGCTATGACCGTGAACGATTCCCAACGCTTGAAGAGGCTATAGAGTGGTCGTGGGCTTCTACCAGTGAAGAGATAGAAGCTGTCAAATTTGTGTTGGCTAAATTCTTTCATTTGAGCGTTGATAATTACGTTCAATCTAGGGTTGAAACCGAGCTAGAAAAGTACAAAATAACCGGTTTAATTAATCAACTAATTGCCTTTTCAAGAGAGGCAAGAAAGAAAAAGCGTGATTCGTTTGCCGTTGCTTGTGATGAGCTTAGAGCCAAAATTAAGAACGATCCGTTATCTAAAACGCACGCAGCGTGGTCGAGCGTGATCGAAGCGTTAGTAAAACAGCACGAAACAGCACCTAACCAAGAACCAATAACCAATAACCATAAACCAATAACCAATTTAAAAGATACGTCGCAAGCGCCTAAGTTTGATTCAACCGCTGCATTCGATAAGTTCTGGTTAGCCTATCCGTCAAGAACGGGTAGCAAGGGTAGCAAGAAAAAGTCACTAGCTAAATTCAAGTCATCATGTAAAACCGGTGAGGACTTTGATTTAATCATGAAGGGGCTGAATAATCATATCTCAGCTTGGAGCGATCCTAATTACATTCCAATGGTGACCACATGGCTAAACGGTGATTGCTGGAATGATGACGTGTATAGTCCAGAACAAAAAACCGACCTGAACGACCTAGTTAATGACGAATTATTTAAAATGGCTGAGGGTATGGGAATTCACACTCAAGGGCTTTACCGTAAAGATCTAATAAACGCAATACAGGCAAAAACACAATGATCACTGAAGAACAAAAACTTTTACAATTGCCACCTCAAGCAATCGAAGCAGAGCAATCTATACTTGGCTCAATGATGCTAAACCCTATTGCAATTGAAGACGTGACCGAGGTTTTACTAGCGACAGACTTTTACCGACACGATCACCAAACTATTTTCGAGACGATATTATCAATATTTTCTGACAATCAACCTTGTGACGTGGTAACCGTATCAGAAAAGTTAACCTCGTTAGGATTGACTGATCAAGTCGGCGGGTTGGCCTATCTTGGCTCACTTGCCAAAAACACACCAAACAGAACCAACCACAAGGCATATGCTCGAATAGTCCGCGAGACGTCAATGAAACGCCAGCTAATCGAGGTTTGCAATGAGCACGCTGAAAAGGTTTACGCCGGCGGCCAATCACCACAAGAGCTATCAAACTCGCTAAGCATTGCGGTTGAGAAAATCGACAGTGTTAACTCGAATAGCTTTGGTTTAACGCTGTCACAAGTGGCACCTACGGCAATGGATGCGCTACAAACTCGCTTCGAATCTAAAAGCCATTTGATTGGATTATCTACAGGATTAACCGACTTGGATCAAATGACCGCCGGTCTGTGCCCAGGCGACCTAATCGTAATCGGCGCACGTCCAAGCATGGGAAAGACCGCGTTTGCTCAGTGTTTGGCTAAAAAATGCCTTGAGGACGGTGGCATTGTTCAATCGTTTAGCATGGAAATGCCAGCCGTGCAGATCTATGATCGAATATGGGCGGAGCAGTCAGGCGTACCACTTGGACTAATACGACAACCGAAGGGATTAGAGCCAGATCAATGGTCAAGACTCACGCAATCGATGGCAATAACCAAGGACTGGAATTTAGTAATTGACGACCAGTCTGGCCTAAACATAAATCAAATTCGCGCTAGATCAAGAAAGACTAAACGAAGGTTTGGCGGTCTCGGTATGGTGATGATCGATTATCTACAATTAATGCAGCTCAGCGGCGAAGGGAACAAGGCAGACCAGATAGGCGAGGTGACAAGACAGCTAAAAAGCATGGCTAAAGACCTTCAGTGTCCCGTAGTGCTGTTATCGCAATTAAATCGCAGTCTTGAGCAGAGGCCAAATAAAAGACCTGTTATGAGCGATCTACGGGACTCGGGATCTATCGAGGCTGATGCGGATATCATTGCGTTTTTATATCGCGATGAACAATACAACCAAGATACAGAATGGAAAGGAGTGTGCGAGATAGCAATTGCAAAACAGCGAAACGGGCCCACTGGCAAGGTAATGTCTCAATTTCAAGGTGAATTGCAGCGGTTTAGTGATTTATCGCAAGCCTACGGGCGAAACAACTAACACCAAGTAAACGGAGTATATAAAATGAGTAGAGACAGAGCGCATTTAGACATAAATAATGATAACGATGTTATTTCAATTGTTAGCGACATTATCAATCAAGAATTAGATTATGATGAATTGTGTAAATTCGATGGCATTATTTATAAGATTAATGAGACTACAAACCTGCTGAAAGCTCAAGTTAGAGCTAAAGAGCCGTGTAATCAATGCGGTGAATTATTCTATTGCGATCCAGATAATAATTGCGTTCCTTACTAACATCAACTAAGAGAACACTATGAAATTAAGATACCGTGATGATGGAATGATTGAGCCTTGTATTGGAGAGAGCATTTCTGTTTTTATGCACTATTCCGGCGGAATGACAGCTGTTAGAAAGTCATATTTTTATCAGCATGTGGTTCCGGTTATGAATATTCATTCAGATGATTTTAAACTGGTCAATGAAGATCCTGAGCCAACACAACCCAATAGGTGAGACACATGAACGTTATTAGTAAATTACGCAGAGATATTATCGAAAATGGATCGGTAACGCTTGATATAGACGAGTTTAATCAGTTGCAAAAAGAGTGGATTTTAAGAACGATGGATAAGCAGGCGTCAAAAGCTCTAGCGACAGACTTTTATTGTTGGTGGCGCGATCAAAAGGGAACCAGTGCCGAGCAAGGGTTTGATGAGTGGTGGGAGCTACAAAGATAATGACAATAGAATTACTAAATAGGTATTGACAGGGCTAACAAATAGGAATAGTATTACCTTATTGAAACGAACAATAAGAGATAGTGAAATGGGAAGTGTTGAAGAAATTAAAAGCCTTATACAGCAGTCTAGGGATATTCCGTTAGATGACCTTGTGTCGTTTATTAATGATGTTAGGGGTGCGCTACATGAGATAAGCCCATTTAAGGATAATCCTGTTGATTTTGTTAGGTGGGTTAAGAGTGATAATGTTGTTAGTAACGACTACAATCCAAATAAAGTGGCTCCGCCAGAAATGAAGTTATTGGAGCTTTCAATAATGAATGATGGTTACACACAGCCTATTGTCTCTTGGTCTGGAACAGACAAGGATGGATACGAGGTAATTGATGGATTTCATCGAAGGCGTGTTGGTGTTGAGTCAAAGGTTGTTAATGGTAAGGTTTTTGGATATCTGCCTTTGGTGGACATTAGGACAGGGCAATCAGAAAAGAAAGACAGGATTGCATCAACCATAAGACACAACCGAGCGCGAGGAAAGCATCAAATAGATGCAATGAGCGAGATAGTAATCGAGCTTAAAAATAGAAATTGGAGAAACAAAAGAATAGCAAAAGAGCTTGGAATGGACGAAGAGGAAGTTTTAAGGCTTTGTCAAATATCTGGGCTAGAGAGCCTGTTTAGCGATGCGGATTTTAGCAATGCATGGGAGTCGTCAGATTCAGTTGGCGACTGGGAAGACTTGACTGATGTTGTCGATTCTTACGACACATCTACAGTTAGAACGGTAAATACAAGTGACAGCAATAGAATATTTCATACCTACCATCACTGGGAATGCCATAAGGCGGGTTTTTACGCCTCTAATTTTGAAGGAAAGAAAGCCGATGAGCTTAAGCTGGATTATGCTGAATTTCTGTCCAACAGCGATAGATTTAGGATAGCGGTCAACAAAGTTGTTGTTGAGTGGGTTAATTCCTGCGAACATTATTTAACGAACACAGCAATGAATAGAATTGCATGGCTTGGGCAGGCCGCAATGTGCTATGCAACAGGCGTTCCTTCGAAGTACTGTTCTGGATTCAATTTGCTTTCAGAAGAGCAAAAAGAAGAAGCTAATTTAGTGGCTTTAGATGCCCTTAATGATTGGCTTATAGCTAACAGCTTAGATCCTGTCGAGATGGAAGAGGCGCTTAGTTATGGTCGACAAATGGAGATTTACTAATGAGTAAAAAAGTATACATAGACAAGAGTGTTTTGGTTGCATCTCAAGAAAGAGTCATAGAAATTTTCGATCACTTCAAAAAAATATACATTAGTTTTAGTGGAGGAAAAGACAGCACAGTAATGACTCACCTAGTCTTAGATGAGGCTCGCAAAAGGGGAGTGAAGGTCGGGTTGTTGATTATTGATCTTGAGGCTCAATATGAGGCAACCATAGAGCACATTGAAGAAATGATTGAGGAATATGCTGATATTATCGACCTACACTGGTTTTGCGGTGAGATCCTTTTAAGAAATGCGGTTAGCGACTACGAGCCAAAGTGGTGTTGTTGGGAAGAAGATAAGAAGGATATTTGGGTGCGGGATAAGCCGGAACTTGCGGCAGATTTATCACAATACCCTTGGTACGTTCCAAAGATGGAGTTTGAAGAGCTAATGGTGATTTTTGGAGAGTGGTATTCTGGCGGAGAAGATTGCGCAGCATTCATTGGGATAAGGTCTGATGAAAGCCTTCATCGGTATATGGCCATAACATCACTTAAAAAAGGACTCATGTTTAATGAGCGAAAGTGGACAACGAAGATTAAAAAGCACGTTTACAATGTATATCCGATATACGATTGGAGGACAGAAGATATTTGGCTCTATCACTCAAGGTTTAAGCATTACTCACATAACAAAATATACGACTTAATGACTAAGGCTGGCGTTAAGTTTAGCAATCAGAGGCTTTGCCAGCCATTTGGGGACGATCAAAAGAAGGGGCTATGGCTATATCACATTCTTGAGCCAGCAACTTGGTACAAGTTAATAAATAGGGTTAGCGGTGTTAACTCAGGCTCACTCTATTCTCAGGATACTGGGAATATTAACGGCAGTACATCAATATCTAAGCCAGAAAATCATACATGGGAAAGTTACACTAACTTTTTGTTGCGCTCGCTTCCGTCTCCAGTTCAAAAGAACTACAGAGATAGATTTGTTAAATTTATCGCCGGCTGGAAGCATCGCGGGTATATTTCTATGCCAGATGCAGCCCCCCATGATCTGGAGGTCAAATGCTGGGCACCATCTTGGCGAAGAATGTGCAGGTGCATACTGCGAAATGATTATTATTGCAAAGGTCTTGGACAAACTCAACCCAAGTCAGAAGCTTACGGAAAGTTTAAAGATATTAAGTCATTGGAGAAAATGAACGCTTCAATGTAATTGCATAAATATCTAATCTACAGGTGTTGACAGGGCTAACAAATAAGAATAGTATTACCTTATTGAAACGAACAACACCGAGAACGAAATGAAATTCAACGAAATAAAAGAAAGCCTAAACATAAGCGAAGATAGTGTAATAAATATTCGCAGCAAGCCATTGAATAGAGGCGTGATTCGTGTTGATTATTTTAAAGTTGGTCGAACATTTTACATCAATGATTGTGGTGATAATAGTTCAGGATTTCATAGAGTCATTGGCGAGCGTTCAAAAAAGTTGGTGTTGAATTCCATAGAGAAAGCAGCCTAAAATAATGTCACCACGTAAACCAATAAGCGAGCTCAGCCCAGCAAAGGCGAAAGCTCGCAGAGACAGAGACGCGCTAGCAAAGGCGTTGTGGCGTGCAGACAGACCGCCAGAGAAGGACAAGCGCGGTTATCGTAAGCGACCTGATATGGCGGCGATTATGGCTAAACGTAGGGCTAAAATTAAAGAGGATAGTGATGAATATTGAAAAATTAATATACAAGATTAAGTTTGAGCAAGATTTAGACCTTCAAGGATTATCTGATCTAAATAAAATTTCTGATTACCTAAAAAGTATAGAGATTGAGAACGCCAAGTTAAGGATATTATCCAAACTACTAAAGGGTGAATTATGAAAGTTAAATTTTTTTGCAATAGTGGAGCTGATGCATCATCAACTAGATATGAGGTTTTAGATACTGTAATCGACCTTGGTTTTGATGAGGGCGAGTGGGAGAA